ACCGTTCATACCAAAGACAGAACGGAGAGATACGTTGAAGATATAAGGAGATGCAGAACCAACTGTATCAGCAGTGGTTGCTTGTGCAAGAGAACCAACGATTCTGTTTTCTTCGATTCTCTGGATATAGTCCTCAGAAGAAGGAGCAACAGCAGGAGTTGTTCTTGTTACACCAGCAAGACTCGATGGAGTACTAATTGTATCAGTTACAATTGTAAACAATGTTGTGATTGCAGATCTTACGTTTGCACAAGAATTAGGATCGGTGTTAGAACCAGTTGCAGCATCTGCAGTAATTGTAAGGTCCTTAACCTGAGTCAGTGAAGTATCACCTGTTTGAACAGTAACACTTACGTTATTAATAACTTCAAGTGCAATGTTTCTTGCTTGGTTGAAAGCGTAAATAGACTCATTTTCTTCACCAACCAAGTGTTGGAGAGCACCACCGTTAACATAAAGGTTAGCAGCATCCCAAACTTTGTTGTTTGCACCGTATGCAACGTTGTAAGCAACTGCCTCGATTACGTCTTCAATATCATCTTCGCAGTTAACTCTACCACCAGGAACACTGAAGGATGGGAAGTTGGTAAGCATTCTACTTACAGCAACTTCAGCAATAAACTTCTTGTTTGCTTCGAGAAGATCTCTTGCGTCACCGTATCTATTACCTTGAAGTACAATGTCATCGAGAACACTGAACTTATCAATCTTAGAGTAATAAGTACTCAGATCTGGGTAACTTGCGTACTCAAATACGGTAACTTTGTGGTGAGATGCGGGCATAACATCCGCACCAGTACCAGTATATGTAGAAGATGCACTCTTATAAGTGTTATTTCCGAGAATCGTGTCCTTAACAGTGAACTGCCAGAAGTAACAACCACCAGTTACACGGAACAGAGCGGTATTTCCTGCGGAGTTATCAACAGGAGAAGGAACGTACTTAGGACGGAAGATAGTCTTTCTAAGGTCAAGACCAACAATCGAAGTACCACGGGGAACAATAACACCACCAGTGACGGCATTCATCTTATAGATGTTCTCCATCAGAGTCGCATCAGTGTAACCAGTTCTTACTAGTACGTTTGCGTTAGTTGCATCACCAGGACGGTTATCAATAGTGTACTCACCAGGGAATACGATAATCGTGAAGAATTCAAATAGGTCAGCACCATATTCACCCGCTTCGTCACCAGGACCATTTTGCCAGGATTGAACTGCTGCTTCAAGAATAGCTCTTTCAATGGTTTTGAACGGACGGTTCATACTACGTCCGTTATTAGTCAGAGAGTCAGTTGCGAGAGTATCATTCGCACTAACGTAGATATTTCTAAGACTGTTTGTGATGTTAATCGAAGATCCAGTCGATCCAGTAGGAAGAACAAGACCAGATGCATTAACAGAAAGTTTTACGGCGCCGTTTGAAACGAAGTCGATTTGACCATCACCAGAACTGAATACACCAGTATCAGTATCACCTTCGTAGGCGATGGAAGGAGCAGAAACACTGCCTTGTGGTACGATGAGTTGTTTTCCGTTAGCAACATTCAAACTACCAGAGTTGAATGTGACAATTGGACTACCATTGAATAAGAATGGAGTCGCTGCTCCCGATGGGAAATTAAGTCCGTTTGGACCAATGCTTAATACGGTCGTTCCATTGGATGTGAAATCAATGTAACCTGCCGCAGAACTATACAGACCAGTATCTTCATCCGAAGAGAACGAAAGAGAAGGGTCGCCAGTCAGGCCTTGCGACAGGACAATTTCAACGCCTTTGGAGATACCGCGAGTTGTTACTTGAGTTAGCGCCATGTTTGAAAGAGCCCGTTATTTTAGCGTTTTTCTAATCAAAACTATTTATACCTTTTCGGTTTCATTAGTGGCTTCTTCCATTTGCTTCTGGAAGTCGTCATGATCAAATAATTTATAAGATTTACCTGTAAAATGATTATGAACGTAAACTCGATTACCCCATCCAGTAGGAGTAAAACTAATACTAAAGTATCCGACGTTCATATCATAAATTGGGATTGGAGAACCCATATCCAAAGATTTCTGTTGAATCTCTTTTTGAGTTTCTGTAAATTCTTCAGATTTTAGTTGCTCCTCAACAATAATCCTATTTTGCTCATCCAACCACTTACTAAGTTGATCTTCTTGTTCCAAAGTCAGTCCAAAAGTCAAACCCGAGGGTAAATCATTTAATTCGCTCATTTTATAGCCAAAAAGAATCTTGAGTTATTTATATAGTAGGACGAGAGGGACTTGAACCCTCACGATCACAATGATCGACAGATTTTAAGTCTGGTGTGTCTACCAATTCCACCACCGTCCCAAAAAGGGCCACAGTCAATTTTGGCCCAGAATTTTTTTCCGACGTTTTTGGTAACTGAGGCCGGTTTTTCGCCTCAGTAAACGTACTCGATCATTTCCTCAGTCAATGTTTCATTGACAAAGCTGCACATAGCAGTGAAGTCACTTGCACTTGCTTCAATCAATTGAAGTTCTTCTCCACCATCTCCAAAGAGATGAATAGTGCGGTTGAGGATGTTGATCTTGACACCAGCGAGTTGAGTGTCTGCAGGAATGTCCGTAATGTTCATACGTCTCATTTGATTACCTCTCTACTATACCACCGTAATCACTGCTTGTCAAGCTTGACACAACAGCTAATTCTGACTATAATAACTCTGCCAAGGTTCAGAAAAACTAATTAGCAAGTAAGCTTAATAGCTCCTGCAACGTCTAGGTTAATAACTGGAGTAATTTTTGAGAATAAACCAATAGAGTTTTGGAAGTCTGCACCTAAAACATTTTTCATACTTAGTCCTAATCCATTTCTGAGTTTTGCAGATATATTGTTTTCTGCTTTTGCACCAACTTCAGTTTCAGATGCTGCACCAATCTTACATCTGGTATCACTACCAACGGTAACATTTTGTTCTGCTGCAACCTTAAGTTTTGTTTGAGCACCAGCAACTAGATCTGTTTCTACTCCCAGTGCTGCTCGAGCGGTAGATCCCAAATTAAATTTAGTGTCACTCAGACCATTTAATCCAAGAGAATTGAGCAAACAGAATTTGTTGTAGAATGTTGAGAAAATATTGACAGATCCTGTTGCTACTGTGTTGTGTTCTGTACAGAGGTTTGTGATTGTAGGTGCAATAGCATCAAACTGACCAGATGCAGAGATACCAATTTTAGAACCAGCAATTGCTAAACCATTATGTGCAGATAATTCGGAATCATTTTTATAGATTGTTTTATGTTCACCAGAGAATGTAAATTTACTTTCTCTAATTGCAAACATATTCATTTGACCACGAACTTCTAGGTGATAGTTGCCACCTACTTTCAAATGATAATCTCCTTCGACTTCTAAATTAGCGTTACCTTTAACAATAACATTCTTATCTTTGATTGTAACTTCTGTACCATTACCTGTCGTGGTAACTTTCACGTCACCATTGTCATAGATGTGTGTACCAGACTTACTAGGACCATGTTCAAGGATCATCCTAGTAGATCCAGGAGTGTCATCCATCAAGACCATACTGCCAGATTCAGATGCTTGAACAAACATCTTTGAATATTCTGGTGACCATCGTCCAGGAATTGGACTGGTAATAGTAAAATTAAATGGACTACAATTATTAGCGGTAACAGGACATGTTTCCCAATCTAATTGATATGGAGATTCTGTATCTCTGTTACAACCAATTCCAAGTAGTTGAAGAATAAATCCAACGATATTACCAATACTAGCAAGGTCAGTTAGATTTGTTAAAGATTGAATGTTACCAACGGTGTCAATAATATCTGAAATACTATCAATAACACTCAAAATTTCATTTGCAACTTCTACAAGTTGGAAGATAGAACCAAAAATTTGATTGACACAATTCTCTGCAAATCTGACGAAGTTTTCAGCAAGAGATGCGAGATTGTTGAGGATCTCATCGATGAATGCTTCAATGAATCCCTCGATACCACCCATGATTGCATCTACAAGAGCACCATCGAGACTGCAACCGATCATGCGAAGAACTTGTAGGATGATCTCGGTTACACCTTTAACGAAAAGTGGAATTGGACTGACCGATGCAAGACCAATTGCATTCAAAATTGTTGTAACCTGTTCCATTAGGAACGCCTTTAACTGGTTTACGATATACCAGATTAGGTTTCTAATAATATGGAAACAGTGCTGCATTGCAGCTTGTAGATCAACAGGAGTGTCTACAAAGTTACCCACAACTTCTCTTGCAGAATCAGTCTTCTTAAGAAACTCAACCTTAGTTCCTTTTTTATGAGACTTAATCTTTGACTTCTCCATACCTCTCTTTACGAGAGTTAGACCAAAGGAGTTAGTTCCGTTGTAACCAATGACCTCACCACCAATCTTTACCTTTCCTCTTGGTGGGAATGTTGATGCTCTAGATACAGGAACAAATTGTGACTCAGAATCTAGATCTTTTGTGAGTGAAGTATTTTTTGGATCATAGATTTTTGCAGACTTGAATATGTTTCCTAGGTCATCAATACAAGCTTGAATTTCTCTTGCTACAGTGTTTGCAACACTATCTTTACCGTTGGCAACAGTCTTTGGTTGAGTTTGACCTGATGGATTTGTTCTGGATTGTGGTAATGATGCAGCAGTTGTTGATGTACTTACTGGTGTCTCTGCTGCTTGATCATCGTTTGCTTCTGCAGCTGCAGCAGGTTGTTGTGATACAGATGCATCGTTACCACCGCCTGGTTGAGTCGTCAACCCAGAGTTCATTGTGTCTGCGTTTGCCTGAGTTCCAGGTTCGTAAATCTTTTTGATTTCACTGAACAGAGTTCCCATGACAACTGGTTGTTGACAGTCTGGATAGTCAAGGAAAAATCCCATGACTAAACTACCAGGCTTCAAGTTGTTAGCGGAATTACCAACCCCACTTACCGCTGGATTAGTGGTTGGTTGCATGACCATACACCAGGGTAATTCTGATGGTGGTGTATCCTTGGCATGGAAACCAAAAATTTCTACTTTGGCTCTCCCAAGTTTAGCGTCCTTATCGTCTGCATTGACAACAGTTCCGAGCCACCAGGAAAAATCCTGGTGTCCCAGAAAGGACGGATTATCAAGGGTTGGATTTAATGACATGTATCAGTCGTCGTAAATTAGACACTCAGGTTCAGATGGGTTTTGATCACAAAATAGTTCTAAGTATGATGGATCGTGATGATCACCTGCTTCAATTTCTGCTTTGTGGTTTTCAGCGTATTCTTCTAGGTCATGTAGTTCACCTTCTACATGACGACGCATTTGTGGAGATACTGTTGGATCGTGAAGAATCTCCTTATCCTTTTGGATGTGTTGTTCGATACTGTCCATGTTAGCTACCTATAAATACTTGTTTTTCGGTGCGTTTGTCGTCCGCAATGTTAGTTCCACCGAATGAATCTCTAGTTAAAGTAATTCTGGTACTCAACTTATCTCTATTTAGTACATGTGTGACAGAGTTAACTAAGTACTTACCACTGATCCTCTTATCCTTTTTAACGGCATCTTTATTGACTCTTGGTTCTGGAATATCAACATCAATAAGATTACCTGCTCTAACGTCTAGATCACCAGGAACTGCAATATCTAATGTGTTATATTGCATGAAATAAAATCTGTAGATTGACTTCTCAAAAATTTTGTTTGATTCATCTACCATATTTTTATCATCAGTTGGTTGATCTTTATTCCATTTACCGAATGTGTTTAGAGTAGATGGTCTATAAACTACTCGTCCAGATCCCCTACTAAAATCAACCAGATCTTCTGAGTTTCCCCCAGATCTGTATGGTTTTAAACCACCAAGATGTTTACTCTTGGACCAGAAGTCATCTGCAGTAGTTCTAAAAATTCTGGCAGTTCTATGATTTGGATCAATGTAGATTGCATCATGGGCAAAAGATCCAGACCTTGCATCATCAAATACATTGAATACCTTTGGTGAAGAGTAGTTGATAATTCTAAATTTACTCTCCGAGAGATCAGTGTTACCTTGTGCGAAACCATATCTAGTGCTTTTGTTTGGATATGGATCTTGTTCAAACAATGTATCTACTGATTTAAAATTAAACCCATCAAAAGATTCCCAGAAAAGATATCCCACAGAATCTTTATGTGCAGTTGCAACTGTTCTAGTTCTGAACCAAGCACATGTATCAAATAATCTCCAGTTAGGAATATACATGTCAAACTTATGTAGACTTTCTTCTACATTAATTTTTTTATTTGTGATTGTGCGTAGATTTTCTTCTACAAACTCGTGTGCTTTAACACCATCAAGTCTTTTTACAACTCTCTGCGACTCATTCTTTAATGCTTCTAAACTACAACAATGAAGAACATATCCCTGGTTCTTTTCTTTCATGACTCTACCGTCAATGTTGTAAACGTAGAAGTCTTGTTTTATTTGTTTACTACCAGCTCGTACTACCATTTCGATGCGTTCTTGACCCATCATTGGTAGTTTACTAATAAGGTTCTCCTCAATATCTTTAACTACAATACTGCAGTACAAACTAGCTGAAAGAACACTCTCCTTCAGTGTAATTTCACCTACAATATCTTTGATGTCAATGGAATTGCCATATGAATTTTGTACTACGGGATGTAACTTAAGAGTTCTTAGTTCAAAATCCCCTTCAAAGTTTTGACCTGACATCAGATTCCTCTCTTAACAAGTTGAGGTTTATTAGTACTATTTAATGTACCAAGCATACTAACTTTTTGAGAACTAATCAATGTATCACCCTGGTTGTTGACGATCACTGTTACTTTTTTCCTAGGTCTGCGTCGTTTACTTTGTACTACATCCATACTTACATCAGATAATCTGTTGTGTCTAGATGGAATTTGTCTTGGTAGTCCACCACCTTTTCCACCATATGGTGGACCCATCTGTTTAAATTCTTGATAATATCTTCTTTTCTTTGGCCAACCAGATTCAATACCACCAACAGCACGAAGTGCTGATTCGATATCTTTTGGACTACCTCTGTCTTGCATATAAGCAATCGTTACTTTTGCAGCAATATCTTTATCCATCAAAAGTTCTGGATTGCTCATAAAATCTACACCAATCTTATCACCATATTTTTTATAGTTGTGTCTACCAGTGATTTGAATAAAACCTCTGCCAATAAAGTCTGATCCATCATTAGTGTTTGGTCTATTACCAAGTTGATTACCAGACCAACCGTAAACTTCATTGTAAAGTGCTCTCCAACCACCAGAATCTAATAATTGTTGTGCTTCTTCTCTAGAAATATCCCAGATCTCTGATGCTCTTTGTGCAGAAGTAATAGGTATCTCAGCAATACCTTTAATACCAGATTCACCTTTAGCAATTCCAAGTAATGCTGCCATATCACCTGTGTAATTCATTTCCTTACCAGCTTTTAAAATTGCAGCAATATTTGACTGAACGTCAAGAGATGGTGTACCACTGGATGTAGTAGTGTCACCACCACCAGTAGTGGTTGAGGTATCAGATGATGTCACATCAGGATCAGTTGCTTTTTTCTCAAGCATAGCCTTCACCTGTTCAGCTGTCATGTTATTTTGTTTCGCAACTTTTTCAAGGTATGCTTTTTTCTCTGACTCACTCATCTTGTCATATTTTTTGTCCATCGCCTCTCGGACAATTTTCATTCTCTTTTCTTCTTCCGCTGTCGGTTTTGGAGCATCTTTACCAGTTATCAAATCATAGATTCTTCCACCCAACCAGTCACCGATTAGGTTACCTAAGAATCCACCAACGAATGTACCAATACCTGGGAATACAAGAGTACCTAAACCAGCACCTAACCACTGACCCAAGGAAGCACCAAGAGCTTTGATGATTGCTTTGTCCCATGGATCACCGAGAGCAACGTTAATACCAGCACCAATCAATGGACCGACGATTGGAACTTTTTTAATAAAGTTAATTGCGGGAGTTGCAATTTTTTTAATAACTGGAAATAAAGCTTTTGCACCTCTCTTTGTTAATTGATCCCCAAGAACTGTAGCAATTCTTTGCATCAAATTACCGAGTCCACCTTTAGCAATTTTACTTGCTAAATTAGATTTAATCTTAGAAAGAATACTCGCCATCTTGGGGAAGGCAAACTTAAGCGCTTTACCAGCACCTTGTTTTTGCCATTTTTTAAAGAAAATATTTAACTTCCTAAAACCTTTAGACTGAATCGCTTTTCTAATTGTATTAAAGTCTTTGAATAATAATGTTGGGTTTAAGAAATATCTAAGACCAAGAATACCTGTTACAACTTTAATAAATCCAACAAATCTTTCTAAGAGACTATCTCCCCCTACCATTTCAGAGAAACCAGTCAATAAATTATCAACAGATCCAGTTACCCACCAATCAATAAATTGGAATATTCCTCTACTAACATCTACAATACCTTTGAGGATTGCCTGGTTTTCTGGTTTAGAAATCCAATCCAGGGCAAGAAAACCTAGTAGTTTACCAATACTACCAAGGAGATCACCACCAGCTTTCTTTGCCTTATTTCTAAATCCACTACCAACTTTCCCTAAGAAACTATTGTTTTCATTTTTAGCTTCTTCCTTTCTCGCTTTCTGTCTTTCGTTTAGTGTCTTCTCTAACTTATAATATTTTGCTTCTAATCTATCTCTTTGTTGTCTCTTTCTGAGTAGTCTGAGTACAGATGCTCTTACATCTCTTGCAGTAACTTCCGCTTTCTTTTCAGTCTCTTTCTGCACAGGCACGATAGCACTCATCGACTGCTGTGGTTGAACCATAGCAGAAGATTTATTTGCCTGATAAGGTACGATAGCGCTTTTAATTGCCATTATGGATTAATTGGGAAGAATGCTTGATGGAATGGTGGGAAGTTGAAACCCAAAGATGGTACATCATAATCAACATCCATACCAGTCTGAAAACTTCCAGACTGATCCAAATTAACTGTTTCTGTTGTTGTTTCTGCAGCGGATTCCTGTTCCCCAGTAACTCTATTGTTTTCATTCTGAAGATTAGATAAGATGTCTTCAGTATTCACCGCTTTACCACCCATCATTTCTGCCAAACTATTTGCGGCATTCAGAATTAGTGCTTCTTTACTTAATGTAGGTGTAGTAGTAGCTGGAGGTGTAGTAGTGGTAGTAGTTCCAGAACCATCAGCCTTATCTTTCTGTTGTTGAGATGGTGGATCTGCAGACAAATCAGTCCTCACCCCAGGTTGTGTTGGTGAAGTACTTTCTGTACCACCAAAAGGTGCTTCTTTATTATATTTACTTAGAGGATTAATTCTTGAGAGAACATTTGCTTTCGATCTTCCTGTATCGCCAGGGTTGGTTGCAGTTTCCCAATGCAAGTGTGGACCACTAGATCTACCAGTATTACCAGTATATCCAAGAACTGTACCTTTATTAACTCTCTGTCCAACTTTAACTCTTGCTGGTTGATTCATGTGGGCATAGAAGTTACCCAGTCCTGTTTTCTTATCAACCCAACTTACATAGTTACCATAACCAGGATCTCGTCCAACACCTTCTACGAAACCATCATTGATTGCTTGTAGTTTTTCACCGATACCAGTAGAGATATCAACACCCATGTGCATACCAGGAGATAATGCAAATGATCGGTTACCCATGCCAGAAGTAACAACATGACCACCTGCGCCCATGCCAGAACCTTTATAACCACTAGGGAACATACCAAAGTTAATTCTATCAAGTGCTTGTGTACCAATTGCAGCAACAGCTTTTTTATTCAGTACATATTCACCACCTTCAGCATTGATATTAACACCACCACCTGCATGACTTGGACCAGATAATGCACCACCTCTCCCCATTTGTGGAAGTCCTTCATTATCACTCTTTCCAGGTATTACTGTTCCTTCTTTTGTTTCATGTCCAGGTATATCTACCGTTTGTGGTGCAGTGTCATTCTCTTGATCCTTATTAGGATCTGGCATTGGTACTGTTACTTCTGGTTCTTCTTTTGGAATTCCTAAGAACTCCATGAAAGATCCAACAATCATTTCTCCAACCTGAGAAAATAATTGTGGAATACTGCTAACCCAATTTATAGCATCGTCCAATAAGTTCTTAACACCTTCAGTAAAGAATGTGATGAAACCATTGAACTGTTCCATCATTCCATCAATATCAAGCCATTCAAAGGTGAAGAATTCTTCTATACCTTTTGCGAATGATTTGATTCCTTCGATACCTGCTTCAACAGTTTCGACCGTCCAGTTCCAACCATCTCCAATTGCTGTACCAACTGCAGTCAGGAATCCCCAAACACCTTGGAAGAATCCTACAACTGTATCAATTTTCTTTTTGTTTTCTGGATCAGATAACCAGTCAAGGATCTTGAATCCAATAAACTTCATTCCAAGATCCATCAAGAACTGGAAGATTCCTCCAGCTTTCTTCTTCATGCCCTGAACAACAGGGTTACCTTTTTTTCTATCTTCTTTCGGTTTTCCTTTTTCTTGTTTATTCTCTTCTGCAGCGGCAGCATCTCTTTGATCTTCTTTAGCAGTTTCCAGAATTCTATCTTGGAGTCTTGCTAAAGCACTCTCTTCAATACCTAACAACTTCTCCAGATACATCTGGATTTTTTCCAGATGATTTACCGTCCTAGTTTGAGTATCAGAAGTACTATCAGCACCAACACCACCAGCAGGTGGTAACGCAGCTACAGTCTGTGTTGGTCCACCAGATAATAACTTTTGAGATCCTGGTTTAGTTGCAGTTGCAAATCCTTTGAATCTTGCCTTTCTTTCTTCTGGTGTTAAATATTCTCCTGTTTCTGGATTAATACCATCAACTCTTGCTTTATAATCATCTGAAGTTTTGCCCGTCATTCCTTGGGCAAACTTCTTGAATCCTTGTTTTGCAGCACCTTTTGCTGCTTGACCAGCCATAGCTCTCGCACCACCAGTCGCCGCCCCACGTGCTCCTGCACCTAGTAGACCTTTTGTGAATGCTCCTGCAATTGCTGGTAGTGCCATTAGTTATCTTTGTTGACTTTTAATTCGTTCATTTTCTTCTTCGATATAATCGACAAGCATTTGAACGTAAATTTCTCTTTCCCAAGGCATCATATTTTCTAATTGTTCTAGGTCCCACTTGTGATGTTGGACCATTACAAAATTGGTTCTGTAATAGTTTTCAAGGGACTCGTGAGCTAGAACTAATCGAAAAAACTCTGTAGACCCTCAATAACAACATCACTCTTTACACCAGTCTTGGGGTTAGTGATTTCAACAGTGTGAGATAGTTTAGGCATCGTTTCAAAGAACTTCTGAACCGACTGGAATTGACTACTATCCATGGTATCCATGAATTCTAATAGTTCTTTCTTGGAAAAACTACTAGATTCGTATACATCCTCACCTTCTACAACTTGATCAATACATCCAATTGTAAGATCAAAGATACTATCTACATTATTACCATCACCTGTGATGTTATTCTTGACGAAAGTTTCCATACTTGGATACTTCATCACCAGAGCAACTTCCTCAGTTAGTTTTACAACACGATCATGACCTTCAGGTTTTTGAACTTGAATGTCTTCGATATCAATAGTCACTTCGACTTGAGTTTCGTTGTCATCTGGGCAAATGAGATTCAACTTAACTTCTTCACCAACAGACTTACCACGGATATTGAGGAATAGATATTCAATGTCAAAGACTGACAAATCATCTACTTTAACTCCTCTAGATAGAATGCAGTTTTTTAGGATCTGTTTTACAGCTCCTTGCATTTGTTTCTCGTCCTCGGATTCCATAGCAACCAGAAGAATCTTTTCTTCTTTAACTAGGAAAGGACGGTATCTAATCTTTTTTCCTGTGGAAGGAAGTGCCAACTCATACGTTGGAGCGTTTAGCTTTGGTAAAGGCATTACAACAAATAATATAATCTGAAAATATTTATAAGGTTTATCTGAGGGCAGATCTAGTAGGAGTACTAGTCTGTAATGACTCATACTCAAATGAAACAGAGAACTGAGTCATCTGACCAGCATCAGAAGAAAGACTCATCGAGTCGATAGACTTTGGAAATGCATTCTTCATTCTTACGGCATGAACTGCAACATTATCTTTGAAACCAGTAGTTGCGTCACTCTCACCATTTGGAATAATTCTTCTACCTGGGAGATTATTCGCGAAAGCTCTATTTCTTACAGAAGAAGTTGCTCTTTCATATTTAACTACAGTGATATCAGCAATGTACTCATCTTTATATCTAGTTCTTAAAACACCATCACCAGCACCTTGGAATGCTGAATATGGATAAATGACGTTTGTCCACTTATCAAACAACTTCCTGATATTTGAGTTTGCATCCATCAGAAATGTAACACTAAACTCATTAAAGACTGCACCATAGGCATATTTTAACTGAGGTGTGTTGGTGATTCGGTATTCACTATCAGACATAGTAACACCAGGCATAGTACACTCAGTTGTATACAACCTCATCAACTGTTGAATGTCACTTAGAGTTGCACTACCCTCATCTGTTGCTAAATTAAATCCATTAGAAAGTTCGGTGTATAATGCACTAGATTGATATACATCAAATTGAATATCATATAAGTTGGCCATACTATAGCCAAACTTACTGACGTTCGCTTTGAACTCATTATAATTTGTTAAAACGTTTAGATTTGATACTCTCTCTACGGTCATTGTTGTTGTGCTCCGTTCCAGACTGCTGTTTTACTCGTACCGCCGAAGTCCTCCACGGGTAGGAAGGCAGCAGTTCTGTAATCATCACTATTTATCAGGTACAAGGGAGTTTCCAACCCCTTGAGTAGATAGTTATGATATGCTCTTTTGGGAACACCTGCAAGAACACCATTCTCCAAGTTTAATACTAGATTCAATCTGGGTCTCAATGCGAGATAATGTAGATTGATACCTCTAAAAGGATCTCCACCACCTGTAATATACACAAGAGGGAATCTATCATAGAAATTTAATCTTGCTGCATAGACTGCCTGATATTCAAACATGTATAACTGTCCTGGTACAGGATTCAGCGTCTCTTCCTGTTGTACTAGATCAGCATATAGATCACTTATTTTAAAAAGAGTTTTCACATTGTCTCGATACCAACCAAATGATCTTGGTTCGTCTCCAGCAGCTTCTTTGACTAGTGAGAATATACTCATACCTTAAGTTCGTCTTCGGTAATTATCATAAAACTCCACTGTCTGTCTTCACAGAATTCAGTTGCGGCTTTCCATTTAGCCTGATTCTTTGCATACTCAGTGACTTCACTGATGTATCTTTTAGTCTGTCTCTTTGGTTTTGGTGGAGGAGTAGTTTGTCTTTTGGGTTTGACTTCAATCAGATACTTTTTAATTTGACCATTCATGTCTTCTACTTTGATATAGAAGTCAACAAAATATCTATGAATTCTATTATCAAGAGGCGACCTGTAAGGAATTACAACTTCTTCACTACCCCATTCAAGAATACTGTCATTTAAATCACAGTATTTCATGAACTTAAGTTCCCATGAAGAACGATAAATGATGTTCTTGTAGTCTCCTCTATATTTCCGAATGTTCCTCGGAATATATCTACCCTTCAAAGTGTTCATATATAGCTATAGGAATAGATCGCATAAAAATATTTATGGCATCGAAGCAGTACCCTATACCAGACGCTCTAGCATTACTCGGTGATAATGTTAGACGTACATTGGGCAGCAAAAATAGACTTGTTGGCGATTTGCAGTGGCCATCAGGTGGTGGATATGATTATATGCAGATTGATATTGTAGAATTTGTAAAGGTATCTCAGATTAGTTTTACAACTACTGGAACGGCAGAAGATATTATTCAGAAAGCAGTGGAGAGTGAGTCGGGTGTATCTAATGATGTAGTTAGTACTACTAGTTTTCTTGGTAATACACAATCCAAGATAAAGATTAATGCAGCACCACATGGTACAGTGATTTTACCTGTACCAGCAAATGTAAATTATGCTGACAATCCAAACTATACAGATAACTCTGGTATTCTAGGAAAAGTTCTTCCTAAATTAGCAAGTCAAATTGTTAATAACGAAGGATCCTCTGCAATTACAGATACTCTTCAAGCAGCTGCAGGTGCTGGTAAGACTGGTCTTGCAATGGGTGCATTAGATGCTGTTGCTCAGATGGGTGGTAGTTCTGCGAATCAAATCACACAGAATGCATTCGGTAGAATTCAAAACCCATATACCGAACAGGTATTCAATGGTGTAAACATGAGACAGTTTACATTTGATTGGAAACTTGTTCCTAGAAATAGTGGCGAGACCGCAAAGATCAAAGCAATTATCAAAAAACTTAGAGCAATGGCGTTACCAGATTACGCTGCAACTCTTGGTAATGGTGATGATGCAGGATCTGTATCAGATCGTTGGTTGACAATCCCTAAGATCTTTAGAATCTCTTGGCATCAAGGTAACAATGGTGCAGAAATTGAAGCATTACCAAGACTCAAACCATGTATCTTGACAGGAGTTGTTGTCAACTACACTCCTGATGCTATTTGGGCAACTTATGACGGCGCAGATCCAGTTGCATACACAATGACATTGAATTTTACCGAAACAGAAATTATTACACAGACCGAAGTAATCAACGAGAATTTCTAAAATGTTTTTCAATTCCCAACCAGATTTTTTATATCCTGATTTCAAGGATAAAAATAATTTTAAACTATCGAAGAACTTATTTCGTAGAGTAAGAGCTCGTGATGGTTTTAATGCGGTGTTTAGTTCATCAGTTCCTTATAATATTCTACCAGGAGAGACTGTAGAACAACTTGCATTCAAACAATATAATGACTCTAGTTACTATTGGGCTATTTTGTTGTTGAATAATATCACAGATATTCATTCTGAGTGGCCCATGGAACCCGATGAATTAGAAGACTACATGGAAACAAAGTATGGTACTGGTAACGTTGATAAGATTCGTCACTGGGAAACTGATAAAGTAGTTGATAGTAGTTTGGGCGAAGTATTAAGACAGGGTGTGATTGTTGAATATGCAGAAACTACTACACAACAAGCATCTGGATATTTACCTGACTGGTCTTTTGAATATTATACAGACAGCACAACCAATGGTGTAACTACACAAATTGTGAACTCTGTATCCGCCGCACAAGGTCTTACTGCAGTTACCAACAGAGAGTATGAATATGAACAGAACGAAAATAAAAGAGATATTATTATTCCTAGAAAGAGATATCTAAGTCTACTAGAAGAAGAACTGGAGAAGCTGCTTGAATATAATACTGACTATAAAGTTAGTGGAGAAGGTCTAAGAATCTCTGAACCATTCGTCAGATCATAAAAAAAGAGGGGTGGTTAACCCCCTCATTAAAGCGATATTCCTATTCGTAGAGTGTCACGCACGAAAGAGTGACACAACTATTTATCATTCTTCAGCAAGACGAGCGAAGTAAGACATTGCATCCTCTTCACTTTCTTCTGCACTCATCTGAGGAACTACAGATGTAGGAGTGATGTCTGCATCATTGAATCCACCAGAAGTATTGAACTTAGGAGCGTCAAAGACTGCTTCATCTTCTGCAGTTTCAGGATCAATACGAGGTGCTTTCTTGGAGTTCAACACAGTATTCATGCGTTTCTCAAGTTCTTCGTAGGTCTTGAACTTATCTGCAGCAGTCAGTTCTGCGAGAGAATACTGAGACTTGTAGATTGCTTCAAGTTGATCATCATCAAACTTACCGAGAGTCGAAGGAGAATCGAACTCGGACTTGTCATAGTTCCAGTAACCATCAAGTTTGCGAATCTTCAGTTTGAAGTTAGCACCCTTCCAGAAGTCAAAGGGATTGATGGGAGTCTCGTCTGCAAATGCAGGTTGCATTGCTTCAACAATCTTGTCATGGATCTTCTTACCATACTTGTAGAGGAAGACCTTACCTTCGTTCTCAGGATGCAGAGGATCCTGAACAACATAGATGTTAGAGTAGTAGGACAGTTTACGTTTCTGTTTGCGAGCAGTTTCTTTGTCGCGATCAGAACCACTGTTCCAGAGTTGGCGATTCATGTCACCAACAGGATCAGACTTACCAATGGTAGTCAAAGAGTTTTCAATATACCATCCACCAGGACCTTGGAATGCATGACTAAAGATCTTTGCCCAAGGCAGATCTTCACCATCGGGCGCGGGCAGGAAGCGAATCACTGCATAACCGTTACCTGACTTATCCATTTCTGGTTTCCAAAGGTTGTCATCTCTGTTCGATGCACCGTCTCCAGATGAAACCTTTTCCAGTTCGCGAGTCAGTTTTTCAAAAGCGGAAGCAGAGTCGCGCTTGAGGGAAGAAAAAGACATGTGTGTTCTCCGTATTTGTTCGTATTTGGCTTGTGTGGTGTTGTCCACGAAATCATTATAACAGGTTGTAGGGTGGGAGTCAAGTGTCTCCCATATTAAGTGCTTGTTGAGCTTTGTTGAGGTCCGACTCCATAGCGGTGAAGACCTCATCTACATCACCATCGTATCCCAAGACTCTAGAGCATTGCTTCATGTGTTGGATGAATTCAAATGCATCATCTTCCTCAGAGTATTTTGCCCTGAAGTACATGATCTTTTGCAGTTCAACAATCCTAGTCATTTTGTCTAGGTAATCTTGCTTCTGTTCCATATTATACAACCCACCCACACTGAGACGCATCATACTTTGATATAGATCAAAGAGTTCTGCAGCTTCAGCACGGATGGGAACCTCATCAAAGAATGCCATCGAGTTTTTGTAATAGGATACGCTTATATTTAGTCTTGTCTATAGAAAGAAAAGGTTCGTATTTCACTACCTTCTTTCTTACCTCTGCCCATACAATAGGTTCCTTGATATTCTTGTCGAAGTCAGGAATATATTTGACCAGAGCATTCAATATTACCATGGATTCTAGAGTTACTCTATCACCAAGATACGCTTGCAATAGTATAGGATGATTACCAGATTTACAATCAAATAAATCTTCAAAATTACAGATGTCAATAAGATAATCTATATCATTCTCAAACATGAATGTCATAGATTGAATCTTTTTCTTCCAAGCATTATATGTGGAAGAGTTGTATACAGATAGATCACCAATCCATGTACTACTATTCTCTACAAAATGAGACACAAAGAACTGTAAGATAGTATCTTTGTCAAACTTAGTAGCAAGTTTCTTGAAAAAGTATCTGTCTTTTCTTTTTTCAAAGGACGACTCAGATGCCCTTGACTTCCCATTGAAAGTAAAGTAGTTGTAGTCGTCCTTTGTGAAATGTAATTTGATTGCTAGATAGGTTTTGTATACTTCAAACCCCGTCACAGCGGCAACTTAGCGCGAGTGGTTCGTTTGATACAATTCAATCTCTGTGCGTCAGCACGGATCTTTTCTTTGAGTGGTTTGGAAATCAGTTTGTTGACAGACTCCAACTCAATCTGGTTTTCTTCGCAGTAGCAAATGATAGCTTCGATGTAATTAAGTTCACCTTTGCAGTCACGAACAATCTCTTCGATCTCCAGAGAGAACTTAGAGGCAGTTAAGAACTTACCCTCAAGCAAGTTCTCTAGTTCGTCCTTTTGTCTACTCATTAAATTCTTTCCAGTTACGGATGTACTGCATAAGTAATCGAATATACTTTTGTTTGTCGTACTCTTCATAGACAGCGCACTCTCCATTTTCACATGACATAATGATAACAAGTTTTTTGACTGAAATACCAGTCAATTCATACAACATACAAGCATATCCAACAGCTTGTACGAAGTAATTCTCAATCCATTCTCTAGGTTTTGGTTCCTTTGAAGTCTTGAAGTCAACTATAGCGAGTTCACCATTGTACTCTGCAATGCAGTCAACAGTTCCTGCTACGCCAAGTCTCTTACTATATAGGGACTTTTCTAAAGCGTGGATTTTGTTTAGGTTGTTTAGTTTTGGTTTAGCAAACTTAAATAAGAATTCAGAGAGTGGTTGTTTCTCTGGGATTGGTTCATTCTTTAAGTAGTGTTCAACCAATGTGTGCATATCAGTCCCACGACTTGCAGCACGACTAGAAATTTTGTTTGCTTCCGCTTCACCGACTTTACGACGCCACTTTGCAATTGATTTTCTAGATTGAAAACTAGTAACTGTGGTGATGGAAACTAATTTAGTTACATCATCATCTGGTAATCGATAGTATCTCTTACCGTCGATCTCCTCGCGTTTAAGTTTAGCAGGGAGATCGAGTTCAACATGTTCAAACATCAAAATCCTGCTTCAATTTTCGCGACAAGATAACTTCGGACCAGACCAGAACGAACAATGTCTTGGATATTGAATTCAATACAACTGAACTCTTCCATGTTCTGAATGATACTCATGAAATTTAGAATACCATTACGTTCATTAGTCTTCTGAAGATCGGACTGTACAGCATCACCAGAGAAAATAATCTTGGTGTCTTGACCACACCTTGTAATTATACTATCAAGTTCGTGGAAATTCAAGTTCTGCATCTCATCAATGATAACAATAGAGTTATCGAGAGTAGTACCACGAATGAAACTAGTAGACCAGAAAGAAATAGTTTCCTGTTCTTTTAGTTTGTCATAGAGAATGTCAAAGTCTGAATCAGAAGGCATCTCGAACATGTATTGAACCATGTTCTTATATGGAATCTGATACAATGCAGCTTTGTCATCATGGTCACCAGGAAGGAAACCAATCTCTCTGGTTGCTACAAGAGATCTGACAATATAGATCTTCTCATAAGGAGTGTTCTCGTCTAGTACAGACTTAAGTGCAAGATACAAGGCAACAAATGTTTTACCTGTACCTGCAGCA